AGGCTTGCAAGGGATCTCCAGTTTCTCCCGACTAAGAAATACGAAAACTGGGCAAAGATGATATCGGAAATAGGAAGAATGATAGGCGGCTGGCTTAAGTCAGCTCGTTAAAATCATGGGGAGAAAGCCGATAGACTGTGCTCGTTTCCCGCTTCGCGGCGGCAATTGGAACAATGGTGCGAATGCNGGCCTGTTCTACCTGNACCTGAACAACGCCCGTTCGAACTCGAATAGCAACATCGGTTTCCGCCTGGCTTCGCCCTATCGTCAGAAACGGTAAGCTCAAGGGCTTATCGCCGGTACTTAGGGGTAAAGGGGCTTTCTCCCATGTCCGTCAGGGCAAAAAACTTAATTGCCTGGGAGGCAGTTAGTAGCTCAAACGAGCGAAAAGTGCCACACCAGGCGCTTTTTATGAGGAATAGACATGAAAAGGCTTAAAAATCTTTATTCTCAAATTTGCAGTTTTGACAATCTTTTGGCTGCATATTTGGAAGCAAGGAAAAGCAAAAGATATCGCAATGAGATTTTATCTTTTACAAACAATTTAGAAGAGAACTTGATCGGCATACAACGCGACTTGATCAGTAAGACTTATGAGGTCGGGCAATACAGGGAATTCTTTGTATATGATCCGAAGAAACGTCTCATTATGGCTTTGCCGTTCAGAGACAGAGTTGTCCAGTGGGCTATATATAGGATCCTAAATCCATTGTTCGATCGCAGATATATCACTGACAGCTATGCCTGCAGGGTTGGATATGGAGCACATATGGCGACGGATCGGCTTCAGTACTGGCTGCGATATTTAGCGCGCAGGCATCCAAAAATATATGCCTTGAAGCTGGATATAAGCAAATACTTTTATCGCGTTGACCATGGTGTTCTTATAAATATCCTGCGTCGTATGATTGCTGATAAGGACTTACTTTGGTTGCTTGAAATGATTATCTGTACGGAAAATAGTAAATTTGGCATCCAGCTCGGCGATCATGGTTTCGAGAAAGAGCGCGTGAGCGGCATAGGCATGCCAATCGGCAATCTTACTAGCCAGATGTTCGCAAATCTTTATTTAAACGAATTAGACCAATATATAAAACATAAATTAAAGGTTAGACATTATGCACGATATATGGATGACATGATCGTATTACATCCAGATAAAAAGTATCTTTGGCAACTCAAGGACAAAATAAATACGTTCATCGAAGAAAACTTACATTTGACTCTCAACAATAAAACTTCAATAGATACTGTCAACCAAGGCATTGACTTTTGTGGTTACAGAATATGGCCGACTCACAAAAAGCTTCGTAAAAAGACAGCACTCAAGATGAAAAGGCGCCTTAAATATCTTCAGAGAGCCTATGCAAGATGGGAAATAAACTTTGCCAAGGTCAATGCCAGCGTTCAATCCTATTTCGGGCTGCTTGAACACTGCAACAGCCACAGACTTTTATTGAAGTTATGCAATGATTTGGTATTTGTCAGACAGGGAGGAGGTTATTATAAATCTTGAGCAGATTCGAAGAATGCTTTAAACAGGTATTGAACATAGAGGGCGGATATTCGGACAATCCAAATGATAAAGGCGGAAAGACGAACTATGGTATAACTGAAGCCACGCTTAATGCTGCTTATAAGACGGGGTTAGTCAAACATAATGACATCAAAAAACTGACAGTCGATGAAGCAAAGACGATATATAAGGCTAATTACTGGGATAAATGCAAATGCGATATGCTCCCCGTACCTCTCGATTATCTCGTGTTCGATGCTGCAGTAAACCACGGTACGGGCGGTGCGGGCAAGCTCTTGCAGAAGAGCATAAACCGCTGTACAGGGACAAATGTGATAACCGTCGACGGAGCGATAGGACCTCTCACGCTAAACGCACTTATGGCATATTTGGGCAAATACAAATCCGACTGTAAGTTTCCAGTTGAACTGATATGTCACGTATTTTTACTTGAAAGGGTGGAACTGTATAACTCAATCATCGCCAAGGATTCATCACAGAAGACGTTCATCCACGGGTGGCTCAACCGTGTGAGAAAGAATTATGAGAGTATTGGTGTTTAATATGGGAAACGGATATATTATGTCGGAAAATTACAGAATTGAAGACGTGCTGCGCGATATCTATAAAGAGCTTAAGGACATTAACAGCAGGCTCGGGATAATCGAGACGCAGATGGAGGGTTTAAACAAGAGACTGAATGCGCATGATGAGCAGATACGGCGCATAAGCGGAGAGCTTGGGACTCTCGAAAAAGAGGTGGGGTTTTTGCAGGGAAGCTGGAAGACATATCTTGCTATTGGAGGTATCGCCGGCACTTTGGGAGCTATTGTGGGGGCGCTTATGAAATGAACGATAAAATCAGACAGTTGCCGTTACGCAAACTGCTGGCGCTGTGGGCCATGCTGCTTTTAACTGTCGTTGTCCTCTTCTGTGTTTTTTCAAGCTCAGAGCTTTCTGCGCCAGTAAAGGATTTATTAACCTATACACTCTCCATCACTATTGGGGCCTATTTTGCCTCAAGCTCGTATGAGGCGGTAAGAAAGAAAAGATCGGGATGCTCTAAGGAGGCCGACGGCAATGTGGGAGAAAATTAAAAAAGTGCTCTCATGGATTGGCGGTGCTGTTGTTTTAATTGCAGGTTATTTCTTCATTTCAGGCAAGCAGCAAAAAGGCTCAGACGTCGATAAAACAAAAGCGGAACTGCAGGAAATTCAAAAGAAGGTAGACGAAGAAAAGAAAAAATTGGAAGAAGCTTTGCGAACAATTGAAGAAGTCCAAAAACAAACAGATGAGGAGGTAGAAGATGCGAAAGAAAACATTGAAGTTCCAAGCGATCCTGCTGCTGTTGCCGATGCTCTTAATGATGTGCTTGATCGTGCCCGTGGCGGAGGCCAAGGTGGAGGCACAGAACGGCAAAATTGTGATGGATGTGCAGGACGCCATTGACCTGTACCGTTACATTGCAGAATTGGAGGCGGAGAATAAAGCATTAAAAGAGGGCCTGGAAAGGGAGCGAGAGGCCACGCAAAAATATGTAGATGCTGCAAATAATACTATACAGAATTATGAAAACGAAAGGCTTGCATGGCAGAAGCTGGAGCAGGAGATGAATGCCGAACTGAAAAGCGAGGTCGCAAAAAAATACAAGACTGCTGCGATTGCGCTCATAATAGGGACAGCAATTGGTGCGGCCGTTAATTAACCGATTTTGGAAAGGTTGTTGACCTTGGCAGATAAAATAAAAATAAAATTATTGAGAAATATAGTGCTTGACGGCTATAAAAGAGCGGGAGAAGTGCTTAAAATAAATAATTCAGTTGCCCAGAAGCTCATTGATGCCAAAATGGCAATCCCGATTACAGAGATATGCCAGCAGGATTTGTTTAATGAAGGGGACTGCGGATGAGACTAAAAGAGGCCCGGTCCAGGCCAATTTTAAGAGGTACAATCATACCAACCGTCCTAAGTTAGGGGTGTTCTGGGGCATCCTAGAGGCATATATTTTTTGCATCCCTGGATAAAAACGATCTGCCACCGGCAGCTATCTGTTATAATCAATTTATTACTACAAAATAAAAAGGGGTTGGTCTCATGCCGTTGCGTTTGTATCATCATGCCGGTGGCATGTATTGTGAAGACGGGAAGGTAGTATGCCAAAAGTGTGGCGCAGAACTGGACGATAATCTTCTTTCCCCTACCGACATCCTTGCCATTATCCGCATGATAGAGGCAAGGGGGACATACGAAACTGCCCATCGTGTGCTACAAATATGCGGAGATTAGGATATGGGCAGGAAGAGTTTACCGGCCACGGCTTCAGATCCATGGCCTCCACGATCTTGAACGAAAACGGATGGCCAGCCGACGTCATAGAACGCCAGCTGGCGCATGTAGAAAAGAATGCGGTCAGAGCTGCTTACAACCATGCCGAATATCTTGATCAGAGAAGAGAGATGATGCAGTGGTGGGCAGACTGGCTGGATGAGAAGGCGAATATTTGATTAGCCTGTAAGTTCCCCCCATATTTACAATTCTTTCCAAAAGCACGGCCAATCTTTTATGGTTTAGTTCGGTGCCGACGAACCTTTTGCCATTTTTGTAAGCGTTAACGCCGACCAAACCCCTGCCCATACACAGATCCCCTATGCAGTCATATTCTTCGTTTTTGCAGACCCATGCTATAGCGTCTTCCTCGTCCATATAGTCCAAAGGCAATTTCTTTCTCTTATAGCTACCGTGAACTATATAGCAGATGTTTTCTTTTCTGTGATAATAGCAGCTATTATAAAATGTGACGTACTTATAAAGCTTTTTCATTTCCTGTATAAATTCGCTTAAATACATTTTCCCGACTTCGACGTAACATGCTCTCGGGTTTATGGTCGCTATGCATTCAAAAAGCCTCCTGTAAAATTCCTCGAAAGAATTATGCCTCTCCTGTTTTTGTGCCTTCATGTAGAAAGTGTTCAGATTCCCGAGGTTCCAGGGCGGGTCCGTGAATATGACGTCAGCCTGTCTCATGAAATCCGGCAGAGGATTGAATATATCATGCACTTTAACGATGCTGCCGTTATCGAAAACGGCTGCCTGATCTTCACCTATAGGATGGCGCAGGTATGCATCGCCGTAATCCCATTTTCTAGACGGCATCGTCGTCCACCTCGATTATCTCCCATGCCCTTGAGTATTCCTGATTTTTAAACAGTTCCGCAATGCCCGTAATCTGCTTAAGCCTGTATACCTCTTCAAGCTCCATGCCCAGTTTTATGGCTATTTCCTGATCATCAACTCCCTGTTCCAC